TTCATGTCCGAGAGGTCGAGCACGTACGCGGCTGAGTAGTCGAGCCCGCGGCCGGCGGCGACATCCGCGTACACCGTGTAGCTCTAGTCCTTATCGGGCTCGTCCCAGACGCGGATCCAGCCGTCCGTCCCCTTCACGATCTCGGCCTTCGCTCCCGTCTCGTCGGGGATGAACTTCATCTTGTAGCGGGGCTCGCGCGTGCGGTCGGCGTAGCGAGAGAGCGCGTCGATGGAGAACCAGCAGCCCGCTGTCCCCAGGAAGGCCTCGGCGGCGTTGAGCGGATACTGCTCGGCCATGTCCGCCGCCGAGAGCGTCTTGCGGATGGCCTCGAACCAGGCTTCGTCGCGACCGGGATGCAGGTCGGCCCCCAGGAACTTGGCCGCAATCCCGCGATCCTCGGCGTTCATCCACAGGACGTAGAAGGCGTTCCCGAACCCGTTCGCCGTGGACACGACCAGGATCTGCCCGCCGTCGGCGATGGTAGGGATGAAGGCCTTCCAGGAATCCTCGGCGAAGGGGTGTCGCCCGAACTCGTCCAGGAAGACGACCGCGGCTGTTTCCCCGTGGCCGGCCCTCGGCGAGGAGGGCATGGCGATGAGAGTCGAGATGCGGCCGTCCTCGAACTCCCACTCGATCCTGGAGCTCGGCCTTCCCTTCACCGGCTTCAGCACCTTCGCCTCGAAACGGAGATGCTCGGGGGAGCTCTCCCACAGATCCCAGGCGCGACCGACGAGCTTGACCGCCTCCGTCTCGTTGATGGAGACGCAGAGCGCCTTCGTTCCCGGAGAGGTCAGGCACTTCCACACGCAGTACCCGATCCCCAGCCAGCTAACGCCAAGCTGCCTTGCCTTTAGACGAAGGACGACCTGCCGGCCGAGATAGGCGTCGAGCTCCTCGCGCTGCCACTCCCAGCCGTCCGAGAAGTTGAAGCGAAACTCCTCGCCCGTCTTGGCGTCGACCGCCTTCGTATGCAGAAGCCAGCTCGCCGGATGAGCTCGCGCCGCCTGCTGCTCCGCGTACAAGACACCGATCCTGGCCTGGATCTCCTGCTGGACCGGGTCAAGTTCGACTGTCGCCATACCGATGTAGTATCCCGCGCACACATCCCAAGCAAGCGACGGGGTCGCCGATGGCACCCGCACGCACGCGCAAGATGCCAATGGTTTCCCCGTCGCTGAGTCCGCACCGGAGGTCAATCCATGCGCGTTCTCGCGGCGATTCTACTGGCGTTCTTCGCGTTCGCAATTCCAGCAACAGCAGGTTCACCGACCGAGCACAATTACAACGCTCGCGTCATCAGAAAGGTCTTCGGCCAATACGGCGATCAGGCGGTCAGGGTCGCCTACTGCGAAAGCCGGCTCGAAGTGTGGGCACGCTCGGGCCAGTACTACGGGCTCTTCCAGATGGGCTCGTTCGCCCGGGCGAAGTACGGCCACGCCTGGAACGCCTGGGCCGAGAGCCGCGCCGCCTACCGCTACTTCCGGGACGCCCATGGCTGGGGTCCCTGGAGCTGCAAGCCCTAGCTGATCCCCCAATTGCGGAAGAGGTGCTTCCGCATCAGGTCGAGGTCGAGCTCGCCGACGAGGATGGCGATGATCGCCGCATGCGCCTGCCGCGTCGTCCGTAGCTTCGCGTGCGCGCGCTTGAGGTGTGAAGCGACCGTTTCCTCCCCGATGAACAGCATCTCCGCGATCTCGGTGCGCGTGTACCCACAGGCGGCGAGAGTCAGCATCTCGCGCTCGCGTGGGGAGAGGTCGGGGGTGAGATCCGTCGTAGCGCGAACGGTTGCATGCAGACCCTCGCGCAGAAGCTTCCCCGCGGCTACCGATCCCAGCATCTCCACCATCCAGCCCCGAAAGCTCTCCTCGATGTCGATCCCGAACTCACGCTCGGCGCGCTTCCCCTCACGCTCAAGCGTAGGAAAGATCAGTTCGTCGCGCTGCTCCCCTGGGCGAACGTAGGCGGGACGCCTACGCATGCGCTCACGGCTGGAAGGTGATCGGGAGAGCTACGGAGGAGAGGCCGTGAACCTTCGCCCAGTGAGCAAGGCACAGGTTCTCGGCCGCCACCGAGACGCCCCCGACTGTCGAAAGAGCAGGGACGCCGCAGGGGTTGTTCTGGATCACGTCGTTGTAGGGAGGGACGTGCGCCTTGGCGGTGACGGGAACGAAGGGAGCCGGGGGAGAAGCGGGGTAGGTCAAGCTGCCAGTGGGCGTCCCTGCTCTCGGTATTGCGACGCAAGCGACGGGCATCAGGGATCAGGGACGACCGTGAGCGACCCGTTGTCGTAGAGCGCCTTCAACACTTTCTTATAGTCGTCCTCGAAACGCCGCAGATTCAGCTCGAAGAGCTGCGACTGCGTGATATCGAGTCCTCCGTCCCAGGGCGGACCATGCTCGATGATCCCGGGCGGGGGATCGGTTATCTGGTCTGCCGGCTGGCTCATTCCTCCGCAGGAGCCTCTTCCTCGGCCACGTTCGCGACCTTGATCTCGACCGCGCCGGCCGGAGCGCCCGGCTGCGCTGGTGGCAGCTCGTTTCCTTCCTCGTCTTCTCCCGCCGACTCAGGCTCTGGGTCGTCGACGACGACGAGCTCGCCGTCAGCTTCGAGCGCGGCCTTGACGTTCGCGATGTCCTGCTGCGAGCCGAGGTTAGCCACCCCGCTCTTGGTGATCTCAGCCATTTGCCCCTCCTAGGATCGCTTGCTTTTCCTTCACGGTAGTCGCATCGCCGAAGTCGACACCGCGCTCGGCGGCGAGCGCATCGAGCCCCGCGTGCGTGCCGGGCAGCTTCTCGCCGTTGCCGTTCGCACTCGGGGGCGGTGGAGCTCCAGCCGGTGGCTCGTATCCCTCAACACGGACAAGTCTCTCCGAGTGCCCGTACTTGGCGATCTGGTGCAACGAGCAACGCACTCGCCCATCCAGTCCGACCCAGCGGCCCTGCGAAGGGCAGCCGCCGGTCGCAAGGACGATGGGGTCGTTGGCCTCGCAGAGGCTCATACCGTCACCAGTGCCTGACCGGAGCAGTTCGTCGGGACCGTGACCGAGAGCACCTTCTGTCCTGGAGCCGCCCAGGTCACGGCGTCGAGCTCGGAGGCGGTGATGTCCGTCGTCGCGGGCGTGCCGGCGTTCGTGTCGATGGTGACCGTGCCGACGTTCGGCGGGTTGCGCGTCCCCACGTTGCAGCCGAGCGCGACGACACCGCTGACCTCGATCAGGATGATCCCCAGCTCACCGGCTCGCTTCTGGAGCTTGGCCGATGCACGGCCGTTCGTCTGTCTGAGCGAGCCCCCCGGAGAGTTCGCGTTACGGCTGAGACGCTGGAGCGCCCGAGACTGCTGGGTATAGGAAAGCGCGTTCCCCAGCGAGTCCTTGAGTGTCGCCGACGGGAGTCGGTTGATGAGTGAGGCGAAGCTCGGGGATGGAAGTGATGCAGCCATGGCGTCAGCGTGAAGGACGCGTCGGACGGATCACTTGCGCTTGCGGCGCTTTCTTGACTGCCCGCTCTGCGAGAGCGCGATGGCGACAGCCTGCTTCTGCGAGCGCACGATTGGCCCCTTCTTCGAGCCCGAGTGCAGTCGGCCGGCCTTCCACTCGTCCATGACCGTCTTCACCTTGGCTTTCTTGCCCGCGGCGGTCGTCGGCTTGCGGCGCGCCATTACCTCTTCCCGACGTATTTCTTGCCGGTCTTCTTGGAGATCTGCTTCTCCAGGCGCTTCTCGGCGGCGGTCTTCTTCCCGCCTTTCGCCTCCAGCGCTGCCTCGCGCTTCTTGAGCGTGCCGACCGCAGTCCTCTTGGAGCTCTTCTTGCGTCCGCCTCCCTTGACGAAGGGCGCGGCCTTCTTGCCTCCGAAGGGAGCGGCCATTACCAGGTGTGGATCACGTCGACGAGCAGGATGAGCGCGATAGCGGCGAGTGCGATCTCGGTGAGGGTGACTCCTCTCACTTCTTCCCCTTCTTCTTGGGCGGCTTCTTCACGCCGCTGACCTTGAGTAGGTTCGGGTTGGCACGCTTCGCCTTGGCCGAAGCCTTGCGAGCTCCGGCAGCGATGATTGCCCGTCCGCGCGCCTGCGAAACGCCCGCACTTTTGGCGGCGCTCGCGGCTGCCGCGTTGAAGCCCATGCCCTTCTTCGACTTCGCCATCACATCCTCCAGGGGATTCCGCGCCAGGGAGTCGGTGTTGCCCCCGGCCTAGCACGCGGAGTCGGGAGATTCGGCCGTTGCCGCGGCGGCGGGGCGAAGCGCCCCCCGATGCTCCCGGCCAATCCGACCAGCGGATTCGGTGCTGGCGGGACGTAGCGTCCGCCGAGCCCTTGGGCGAGATGGACAAGCGGGTTCGTGAACTGCCCCCCGCCTCCGGGGATCGAGCCCGCGAGCCCGACCAACGGGTTCTGAAGCGGGAGCGGCGGGCCAGGCAACTGAGGATGCGGCCCCCAGCCAGGAAAGCCCGGCCCGCCGTCCATGATTCCGAGCGGATGCTGGGGGAAGCCTCCCGGGGGTGGTGCGGGGAGGAAGCCCGGGACTCCATGCAGCCAGGGCAACCCCAGCACGCCCGTTCCGATCCGCGTCCAGGGATTGACCGGCGGCAGCGGGATCGGGCCGAGCGTCGGGTCGTACGCCACGTCAGGAGTGTAGGCCCGTCAATCGGACGTTACGACTTGAGACACGTCCAGGTGATCGTCTGCCCGCCCGGGTGGTTGATCACAAGCTCGCCAGGAGCGAAGCCGGAAGGACACGCGAGTCCCGCCGGCCCCTGCGGACCGCGGTCGCCCGTGTCACCCTTTGGGCCTTGCGCCCCTTGCTCCCCCCTCGCGCCCGTGTCGCCCTTCGCTCCCTGTGGGCCAGGTGGACCGGCAGGCCCACGCGGGCCGACGTTGATCGTGACCGTGCGAGC